CGTAGTGGGTCTCCGAGGGTAGGGATAACCTAGTTATCCTTCTCCTTCATGCTAGACTAGTCTAGCGACGCGACGCGTAGTAGGCGAGGCGCTATATGCCGTTGCGTAATCTTTAACCGGCCTCATTGTGAGGCGAATAATGATTAATCCACTTGTAGATTACAATCGTCATCGTGACAGTGCCAATTTGCAGGCACTGGGTTCGACATCGTTAACGCAGAGAAATTATGCGGGTACGATACCTGACCCCTGGAGGATCACCTCAACGGTGGTCACTCCTGGTACCTATTCGGAAGGTTCCGAACAGGACATGTATGATGTTGTAACCGAGAACTTCGAGTATAAGAAACGTCATGGGGAAATTATAAACTCCCCCATGGAGCGCACCGTGACTGTTTATCGTCAGGGCGTTATGAGTGTGAACCGCAGCTGTATTAACCGCTCCGGTACCTCACCCAACTACTATTACTCGGGTTATCGACAAAACGGCTCATCTGTTATTGGAAATAAAGACTCCAATGGCACGTGGCCATTACCCCCGGAACCACAGCTGTCAAGCCTTGATAACTTGATAGCCGAAGTGGTCACCGACATGTGGTCAAAAGTATCGGTCAAACAAAACGATACCTTGGCTTCTGTTGGAGAGATGCGAGAAACAGTGTCGAGCCTCGTCAGTATTTTCGTTCGCGTGATAGAAATATACCGCGATATACGAAAATTGAGGTTTGATGAAGTCTATCGCAAAACACTCTCGAAAAAGGCGTTAGCGGAGTATTACATGTTTTACCGCTATGCATTACGCCCATTAGTTTTCGAAGCCCAGAATTATGTCGACGTGATTTGTAATAAGACGCTGTTGAAGCGCCAAACTTACCGATCATTTCGCACTCTGGACGCCGAAGAGACGTATAACAATGTAACACTGTTTGCGTCTAGCGCAGGAACCTTGATTGGTTCTCAGCGGGCTACGAGAAACGTAGAAATACGTGGGGGAGTCCTATGTACCCTCGACATCACCAATAATTTGGGACGTTGGGGCATTACTGAGCCTTTAGAAGGGATCTGGGAGTTAATCCCATTTTCTTTCATTATTGACTGGTTCTTTAACATAGGCAAATTCATAGCATCGTGGACCCCGAATTTTGGGATCACGAAGTTAGCCTCGTGGATCACCGTTACTGATATGGTGACCCTGGTTAGTACCGTCGAGTCTGGAACTAATTCACCCAGCTACAACTACGAAGACTATCGTGTTGTATCAGGTGAGTATAGTAAGGTTATTGTACGAAAGTACAGGCTGCCTGAACCGTCTCGACCCTTAATCCCAACCTTTTCCATTCACATGGACTGGTTGAAATCTTTAGATGTAGCGATTATTCTGAAGCAGCTCCTGAAGTGCAAATGGTAATTTGTACTTTGGTGGTTGATTGACGATGTTGCTAGTAACAAGGAGGACTGCCATGCAGCCTGACACTATTACTATTGCGTGTGACGTTTTGAATAACGGCACAACAGAGAACCACGTTTTTACACGGTACCGAGAAGAGGGCTTGAAAAGCACCTATATCGGCCCGAACCACTCACCTATGGCTTTTGACATGCTTAGCCTTACAGCTAACACGCCGAAACCATCCGGAAATTTTCCGGGGACCCAAAAATCAACATTTAAAAGGTCCAAACAGTTTACTGTGGTGGGTGTTAATGGCGAGAATGTTGTCTTGCCAGCAATCGTGGAAGTCTCCTTCTCTATTCCCTCGGGTGTTTCGGTAGCGGACCAACTGGTATTACGCCAGGAGGTTCTAAACCTACTCGACCAGGACGCTCTCATGGTACCGCTTAATAATCTCGGTGTTATCTAACCGAGCAGCGGCGGAAAGCTTATGCTAACCATTTACCTAGCCATTATCAACGCTATAAACGTGTTGGTAGTGGCTGCGAAAGGAGGAATCGAATTATGGAATATAATCAGATCCCTGGGAAGAAGATCAAGAAGGGTAAAAAGGAGACGGTGAGACGCGGAGATAGATACCGCATAGCCATGCCAGAAGATTATCCCTGGCAGGTGATCACCGCCCTAAAGACCGATTTGGAGCACCAACTACCCGAGCAATTTTATTTAGATATTGGTCGCGTCATGAGAAATCGTGACACGGCCGAATTGCTTAGGTTGATTGATGAGTGGAGTCTACAGAGTATTTCGACGAAGCTTCATGGTTATCCTACTGATGCAATATCAGCAGTGTACCAGGTCTCCTCGCTATTAAAGCGCTTCAGGTTCGACACGGAAAGAAATACCCGTGTTGAAGTCGCCGTAAAGAAATTTTACGACGCCGAGAAACAGTGCTGTGATTTTAACAAAAGTTCGCAGCGATTAACTAAACTGTCTTCTTCCTGGGACCTAGCGGTATTGACTTACGCTAGGAACTTCTGCGCTACCGTACTGGGTGAAATACCCGATTGGTTTAAGATTAGTGATTGGTCTAGACATGGACCCGGGTCCACACTAAGTACACAAGATGGAGGTACATCCCTGTATCATAAATACTCGGAATGGCCTTACTCCTGTACTAAAGCGGCTCAAGTCTACGCCCGGCAACTGATAATTGACGACGAACGTTGGTTCGGAGCACTTCAAGACGACTATCGTCGGGTAATGGAAATCCCGATGTATATGCCGATTAATCTCGAGGTGTTCTGGAAAAATGTGATGTTGAATGTTAAAGGGAACCGTATTACAACCGTACCTAAGGACGCTCGTACTGAGCGAACTATTGCAATCGAGCCTACTCTTAACCTCATGTTACAACTTGGGGTTGACGGATTCGTGAGAAAACGTCTAAAGAGATTCGGTGTTGATCTTGATGATCAAACAATCAACCAGAAGCTTAGTCATTATGCTTCTCTTGATAGGTTTGGCGATACTTACGCTACAATAGATCTTAAGTCGGCTTCTGACACAGTGTCAGTTGGCTTACTGAAAATTCTGTTGCCTCCGTATTGGTTCGACTACCTCATGCACATCCGATCACCGAAAGGTGATTTCCAGGGTGTAGAGATTACTTATGAGAAAATCTCGTCCATGGGGAATGGTTTTACATTTGCAATCGAATCAACTATCTTCACTGCGATTATCAAAGCAGTGGGAAGAATGCTAAGAGGAGATTATGCTTTCAAGTTTGCCGTGTATGGTGACGATCTTATCGTCCCAGACTGGTTAGCTAGAGGTGTGGTCTGCTATTTGCAGCAGTTCGGATTTACCACGAACGTGAGTAAGACCTTCTTCGAAGGTCCCATACGCGAATCTTGTGGTACCGATTGGTTCAAAGGACAGAATATTAGGCCTGTGTTTATTACAGAAGTGCCGACCGATGTTAAGAGCCTGCTGTCAGATCGTAACAGACTGATGCGACGACTCTATCGAATTGGCATTTTCCATTCTAACGTTATCCGCTTGTTTGACAAGTGGATCCCTGCATCGGTTAAACAGATGCAAGGTCCATTATCCGAAGAGGAGTTTGATACATATATCCATACCCCGTACCCTTCAACAAGGTATAGGGATGGTGTTTGGCGGTTTACCCGTCTTGTGTATCATCCGGTGTCCGAAAGGGCGCCTTCGTTCTTCTTCAGGAAATTAATGGTGACGTTACGTGGACAAGACCTAAGTCTTCCCTGGCAGTGGTGGGAAACCACGCTACCAGTTATCGGCACAATGCCGAAGGAGGGTTCTGGAGGAAGTATGTTTGATGTCAGCCGACGTGGTCGGCAACGCTTAGGCGTATCTCCTGCTTCAACCAGTGTGTGGTTGGAGGATTACACTTATTTAGACATCCGGTCTAAACAACCTCGTGTTTAAGTAATAGGGTGCGTTAAACCCCG